TACCTCCCCCAATCTAATAGCCTAAACTATATTAAGCTTTATAAGCTAACTGAGCAGCAGTAGTGCCTTGTAACTGAACGAAGCCGAAGCGAGCGCTAGAAACAATTGCAGTACGTTGGTTGTCGATATCACGGAAAGATTCAGTAACTAGTCCACGAAGGATGCCCTTCTTGAAGTACTGAGTATTAACCGCCATAGCACAAACCTTACCCGCAGCTTTTGCAGGGAACTTGTCAGATACGATAACAGGTGAACCGTTAACAGAACCAACAAAGCCTTTAATCATCATTAGATTAGCAGCAGTTACCTTATCAGAAGAAGTAAACTTCTCGTCTTCCATCAAGTCATAATAACCATCTGTAGATACGATATAAGTAACTTCGCCTGGGTTCTGACCATACAAGCCCATCTTACGACGTGTAGCCTGTAGATAATCAACAGTTACCTTAGCGCTAGCAACAACTTCAGTAGTACTAACCTTAGTAGCAGCACCTTCTGACATCTTAGTAAGACCAGTCATTGGGTCTTTAGGAGTAGCTGCCGGAGCACCTTGACCATTAAGAACCGCTGCATCTGTACTATGTGCGATACGCTGTGCGATATTGCCACGAATCATTGGAAGAATAGGCATAATTGCATCTTCTTCTTCTTCGTAGTTCATATACTCCTTAGATACTAACTTATGAGCAGTTAGTGAAGTAGTACCCATACGAATTGCATCTTGTCCTGCGCCAGTACCGGCCTGTGCAGTTCCTACAATCCATTCGCCCGCGGTTGCACCTGGGTTAGATGGAATATCCATATGAGCAGAACTCATGTTGATAGTACCGAATAGATCAGCAACTACTAACTTCTGTTGTGCAATATCAAAAATCTGAGTATTGTACTCAGTTTCCCAATTCTCGTTAGGAACATGTCCATGACGAGCAGCCTTTTCTACGATACTCTTAAACGTCTTAGTATCTGAAATCGGCATACGGAAGATTTTAGAGGCTAAAACCGCATCCATCTTCTGCTCTGTACTAAAGAGAGCTACTTCATCCGAAGTGGCGAACTGCATTTTAGACTCACGAAGAGCTATTAATTCGTCCTTGTTCTCTTTAAGGTCAGCGCGTAACCCTTCAATAACGTCTTTAACCGACGCATCATTATCTTCTAAACGTTTAGCAACTTCTGCTTCTAAACGTTCTACACCAGTTGAAATTACTTCAATCTGTGCAGCTTTCTTTTTATCAACTTCTACTTGGACCGCTTCTTCAGCAGCCTTAGCTTCAGCTTTAATAGTTGCCTTATCAGCAGCAACTTTATCAGCAGCCGCTTTCTCTAAAGCTTCCATTTTGAGTGTTAACTCTTCTAATTTATCCATATCTAAGTTCTCCTTTAGGATAGTTTCATTACTTGCTTCTGGGGAGTTATCAACGTTTGTTTCTATTTCCTCAGATTCAATATACTCTTTCTTAAAGTCTGCATAATCGTCACCTAACGCTTTAGCAATGCTAAAAGTAGAGTCCTGGTTTGCAGGTACGGAAACTACCGAAATTTCAAGTAGCTCCAAATCCTTGATGTAAAAAATTTCATCCTCTTTATCGTATTCAGCGTCTTTGATGGAAAATCCGACACTGAACGTTTTAAGAACGCCATCTTTAATCAAGTTATATACTTCGCCAGCTGCAGAAGAAATTTCTGCAACGACTTCCAACCCTTTTGAACTGACACTGTAGTCTACAGTAGTTCCGATTGGCTTTGAGTGATTATGGTACGCTAAAATGATTGGGTTCTTTAAATAATTATCCAATCCTCCCTTTAACCAAGCCGATTCTCTTATGATATCGCCTACGCGGTCTTTGGAAGTTGTATTAGCGTAACCCTTAATCTTTAAAACATCGGAGTCGTCTGAACTTGATTTTTCAAACTGTCCGACTAGGTTTAAAGTTTTGTTAGTCATGCTTATCTCCATAAAATTGAGTGCGCACTGATCCACCAACAACCACTATTATACCAGTATTTTCTCCAAATGTCAAGCAAAAGTTTTCAATATCTGGTATGTTGAAAGTTAGGTTACTGATTTATCATCCTCACTCTGAGGGGGTTTACCGCCTTCAGAAGGATTTGATGCAGACCCCGCAATATTTGCAGGTATCTGTCGATCATCTCCACCATCTACAGCGTCTAATCTTAATTGAGCTCGTGCCTCGTTTGGTGTCATAATTCCTGAGTTAACTAAGGTAGCTAGGTAAGCTGCTTGGTCTTTAGCCTCAGGAAGTAACGCGCTAACGGTCTCCGTAATTGGAGATACACCGTACCCAAAGTACTTTCGCATTGCAGCAGAATATTTTACTAGTAAAGGCATGACGGTTGTTTGATAGAACAACCTCATGTTTGGTCGGATGTTTGCATTATTTCCACCATCTAAAAGGATAGGAGGTACGCCCAATGCTTTTAAAATTCTAGTCTCATGTTCCTTAACAGCGTTTTCAAAGTCTAAGTCCTTGAACGTACTGTCTACCATTGGTTTAATATCTAAATCACCATCAAGTATTACAGGTTTGCGGCCACCTGTAGTAGGGTTATATCGTTGTGCCCAGCTATCTAAAAGTCTTTGTTTAACTTTAGTAGATAGTACATTAGGGCTCTTTAGTACCAACCCAGGTACTGCTCCATTTTTAAAGAAGTTAGTCTGGAAAGCAAGCATCTTATTTAACCTATCAATAGTTAGGTATGATGCTTCCAATCTAGAAGTTCCTCTAAAGATGCTGTCTGCTGCGTTATCTCGAATATGGATTACTTCGTTAGCTTTAAACTGAACAGTTCCATATACGTAACCTTTTACAAATTCCTTCTTATCAGTCTGAATCTCTACAGACTTAGAGGGTAAGTGATAAAGATGTGCTCCATCGTAATATATAAATATATTACCATCAATAATAAAGTCTACAAAACACGCCCGTTTGAACGTTTCTGCAGTTTGGTATGGATTAGGTGAATGATTTAATAAAGTATCTAACTTTTTCAGTCTTATACTCTCAGTCGCTAATCCATGTATTCTATCCCCTATTTCAAATTGTAGCTCAGCCGCAGAGTCAGCAATCATATTTACGCCACGATTAACCACTTCAATATCATCATAAGCATCACTAGCTTTAAGATTTGCAGCAGTATCTGTGTAAATAGAGTCTCCACTCTCCTCTGAGATAACAATTTGGGCGGGGTTTAACTTAACTTTTAAGTTATCTAGCCAGTTCATGTTTTCCTCTCTGTTTCTCAACCCAATTAGGTTGTTTATTTGCGGTTGCTAGAGAAGGCCTCTTCCCATAAACTGAGTGAAGTTTTAAGTGGTGCACGTGGCATAGAGTTACTGTAGAGTCGTACACTTCGGTATGATGCTCTGCAATAAATATGTCACGAATCGCCATTATCTCTTCAGCAGTTCTAGGGTTGTGCTTATTTCTAGCTAACCATTTCTCGAGCATTTCAGTCATAGAGTAATAGTGATGAAAATCTAACTTCTCATCACTGCCACAAATCGCACAGCTTGAAGCTTTGTGATACTGTGATTTTGCCCTATCTCTTACGTACTTAACGAGATCTCTTTTTAAGTCCATTAGTCCTTCCCAATTAGCATTAGTTTCTTTTCTATTCTATTCAAGGATTTTTCTATAAATTTAAAGTTGCCTTCTACTCTAGACACACGTTCAGACATACCTAGATGTCTTTTGCTGTCCATGTCCATATATATCTTTTCCCTTTCAGCAATGTAATTCTTAACTTGATCTTCGTTAGGAATTGTAGTTGTAAGAGTTTTCATATTTGTAAGAGTATTGTCTATGCCAGCTGCCCACCAAATGATTCCAAAAGTTTGTAACGCAATAGCTAAAATAACCCCTAAAGGGAATCTCTTAGTAAACACGTTACCACAACCATCATCACATCTCGCTTCCAACTGGACAATCTTTTCCATTATCTGACCGTGTGTAGCTTCTTCATTCGCCATTATCTAGTATCTCCATATGACCGGCATGCGTATAAAGTGCATACCTAATTGCATCTGCCATATGAGAGTAGTGGTCATGTAGAGGTCGTTCCTTAAGTAGGTTTTCCCTTGGGTCCCATCTATAGTTATCGAAGGCCTGTAAAATATTAGTACAATTTTGATCTACTATTACTTTTCCAGACTCTACTAAGGCTGAAACGAACCCTATGCCATCTAAAACAGACTTTTTCGCATTAGTAGTTGAAATGTCATAGTTTATAGCAAAGTCGTATCGTGTCTGCGCTGCAGCCGAATCTATATAGATGTAATCTAACCCGTATTTTGAATCCATCTCTTGTATGCGTTCCGCATGATACTTAGTGGTCTGTCCTCCTTCCTCGTACTCGTCGATAAAGTAGAACACATCATCATCGTAATCATGCGCTATTACACACAAAGCCGTTTCATCTTTGAAGCCTAAGTCAAGCCCTGAAATAATATCTAACTTACTAAAGTCCATTGAGGATAAGTCGGTAACACAATTTTCATCAAGTTCCCAAATTTGTCCAGCGAATGTAGTAAAGTCTGCTAAGTATTCTTGAGCGAACTCGTGTCGACTCATAGAGTTTTTAGCCTCTACAATGTCTGCTTCTTTAACTCTTGGGTTCTCTCTGTAATCCGAATGGATTGAAGCCCAAGAGCTGTAATCATCTGACCAACCACGATCATATAGCTCTTTAAACCAATTACCCTTACCACGAGGTGTACTAATGAATATCGCTTTCGAATTATTAGTATCTAGGGTAGGGCGTAATTGGATGTTAAATGAGTTCATCCCTTCAGCTAGTGCAGCCTCATCATAAAGTATGAGGTTGTACGAGCGTCCAACAACAGAGTCGGCTTGTGTGACCGATCCGACTCGTATAGAGGAACCATTTGTTAGTGTTATAACTTTATCCTTTGCGTTATCTTTAAGCACTTCAATGTCAAAGGTTTTGATCAATTGGCGCTGTAGCTCAAAAGAGATATTGGATAAGCTATAGTTTGGGGACATAATAAGAACGTTGCAGTTCGGTACTAGTGCCACCATCTGGGCAATAATGTTCGAGATGAACGTCTTGCCTGTTCTTCGACTAAGACAAGCAGTAATAAACCTATACTGAGGATCATTAATAGCATTGATTAGTGCAATTTGGGGTGCGATAGGTTCTATATTTAATAAAGATAAATACTTATCTATAGGTAATTTAATAAACCTGTCGCTTTGCGGAAATTCAATAAGCTCAGTCGTGTTAATATCTTTTGAACTAACTTCTAGCATATTCGCACACTCCGCAAGTTACAATTATTTCTTTCATTTTAGTCCTCCGTAGACTTTGTATGGTGGGCTAGCTAGTCCGGAAAACTAGCAGGGAGCAACCCCTTTCACCCATTATTTTTCACTATCTAAGACTTCGCCCATTAGTTGCTGCATTAGTCTACCGTAGTTCCCGCCACCTAAGCCGTCATTGACTTGTATGTTAGTTTGATTTTTAATTTCTGTTTTCTGACCTAGTTTCTCATATTCAATTATAGCTTTCAGCTCTTCCATACGCATCTTATGTGCCATAGTTAGGATATCAAGTATGTCCTTTGAAGAGCCTATCTCAGCTTCTTCTAGTTCTTCTAACTTCTTATCGATTAGCCCATCTAGTACATTTCCTAAAGCTACGCGATTTCGGTAACCAGAATCAAGGTATGCTTGATCAATATAGGTTTTAACTTTTGGGTCTGTTAAGTGATTACTTACTTCAGCGGCTGGAATCCCTAGTCTTACTGAGGCTTTTTGTACAGTACCTGTTTCAATGTAGGCTTGAGCGACAGCGTATCCCTCAGGACTCATTTGTACTAGTTCTCTTGTTTCTTCCATCTCTTTGTTCCTTTATTTAATCTCTTTTCCCAACTTTTAAACATACCCACAGAAATTGATTTATTATTATATTTCTGCCTATGTGTAGGGCAGTACTTAGTAGTATTCTTACCTTGGGAAATACCTTGCCAGGGTATATTGTATATAGCCCCACATTCGTCGCATGCACAGGCAATTAGTGTATTACTGCTTTTAGGCAGGTGTGCAACTTGGGTACGAAACTCAACCTGCATACTGGTAAATTTATACCCCAGGGCGGTATAGTGTCTTTTATTACGAGGTGCCCATTTTGTGATGCAATATTTCTGAATAATCATAGGTATATTATACCAGGGTGGGGGATATTTGTCAAGGTGAGAATTTAATTTTGGTTAGGTTTTGTGCGTTCTTTTAAGTTTTGTGCGGGTAACATCTTAAAGTTTTGTGCGTTTTTGAAAATATTTTAAAGTTTCGCACCTTATTCGTTTTTGAAAATATCTTAAAGTTTTACGCGGGTAACATCTTAAAGTTTTATGCGTTTTTGAAAATATTTTAAAGTTTCGCACCTTATTCGTTTTTGAAAATATCTTAAAGTTTTGTGCGGGTAACATCTTAAAGTTTTGTGCGTTTTTGAAAATATTTTAAAGTTTCGCACCTTATTCGTTTTTGAAAATATCTTAAAGTTTTACGCGTGGGAGTGCGCGAAGCGCCGAAATGCGAATGAGTCTCATTACCGCCCTGTATGAGAATGATTCTCAACACGCGCTCACTAGGTATACACCTGAGTAGCGGAGGAATTGATCTCACTAGGTATACACCTGAGTAGCGGAGGAATTGATCTCACTAGGTATACACCTGAGTAGCGGAGGAATTGATCTCACTAGGTATACACCAGGGTTGCGGAGGTGTAGAAATGTGGCACGATAATTGCATATATAATTGTTGGCACGATAATTGCATATAAATACGCTAAAA